GGTGCTTTAGCTTTAGATGCAAATACAACTGCTGACAATAATACTGCAGTAGGTTATTCTGCTCTCGGTGCAAACACCACAGGCTCAGAAAACACTGCACTTGGTAAAGAAGCTTTAGCAGCAAACACTACAGCAAATAGTAATGTAGGTATAGGTTTTAAGGCTTTGTTTACTAACACCACAGGTGCTGAAAATGTGGGTGTGGGTGATTCTGCTCTTAGAGCCAATACTACAGCTAATCAGAATACTGCTATTGGTCATAGTGCATTAACAGCAAACACAGAAGGACATTCGAATACAGCATTAGGTTCAGAGGCTGGTAAAGCCATAACAACTGGTGATGAAAATACTATTGTAGGACATGGTGCTTTAGATGCTGGCACAACTGTCAATGGTAATACTGCTGTTGGTACAGACACAATGGCTTCCGCTTCTTACGCTGCAAGCTATAACACAGCAGTTGGTTATAACGCTCTTTTAGTAGCCACTACAGGCACAGGACTAACAGCCATAGGTAATCAGGCATTAGACGCTAATACCACAGCATCTAACAACACAGCAGTAGGTAGTGCTGCTTTAGGTGCAGTAACAACAGGTGGTTTGAATGTTGCAGTCGGTACGTTTGCTGGTGATGCAATAACTACAGGAACTCAAAACATAGCTATTGGTTATAACAGTTTAAGTGCTACTACAACAGGTCAACAAAACTGTGCTTTAGGTGCTGCTGCTTTAGCAGCCAATACTACAGCAAGTAGTAATACAGCCATTGGTGATATATCTTTAAATAATAACACGACAGGCGATAATAATGTGGCAGTAGGAGCATCATCACTAAATGCTAATACTACCGCTTCTAACAATACTGCTGTGGGTACAGCAGCTATGTATTTAAACACTACAGGTTATTCAAACGTAGCAGTGGGTAGTGATGCTATGCAACAAAACACAACAGGCTATCAAAACACTTGTGTTGGTAAAAATTCTTTTGATGCAAACACAACAGGAGTAGCCAATACAGCAGTGGGTTTTGGTGCTTTAACTGCAAATACTACCGCTAATTACAACACCGCATTTGGATGGAACGCTTTAGATGCTAATACCACAGGCACTACGAATGTTGCTGTTGGAGCAAATGCTAGTGGTGCAGTAACTACAGGTTCGCAAAATGTTACAGTCGGATTAAATGCTGGTGGTTCTGTCACTACAGGCGGTAATAATATGCAACTTGGGTATGACTCTGGTAACTCAGGAAGTCCAGGTGGTGCTATAACTACAGGTAATAACGAAATTACAATAGGTAATTCAAGCCACTCTAAAATTAATACGCAAGTTTCAATAACAGTAGCCTCTGACGAAAGAGATAAAACAGACTTTGCTGATTTAGATTTAGGTTTAGCATTTGTTAATCAATTAGCACCTGTTACCTACAAATGGGATAAACGTAGTAAGTATGTAGATTGGGTAGCAAATCCAGATACAGACTTAAATTCTGTCACGTCAGATGGAACACATAAAGAAAGTTGGTTAGATGTTGGATTTAAAGCACAAGCAGTTAGTGTGTTAGAAGAAGCTGCTGGATATAAAATATCTGATGAAAAGAATTTGACAGTATCACTTTCAGGTGATGGCAAACAATATGGATTACGATATGAAAAGTTTATACCAATTCTAGTAAAAGCTTTGCAAGAAGCTGATGATAAAATAGATGCGTTGACAGCTAGAGTCACGACATTAGAAGGATAAGGAGTAAAAAATGGCAGTAACAAAAACAATAACAAAAGCTACCCCATACGTTAATAGCAGTAGCAAAGTTGATAAATGGGCTATAGAAATGACTTATAAAAACGATAGTGAAGGTGATTCTACCTATTACACTTCTACTTTTAACATAATAGTTCCGCAATTAGACGAAGACGGCAATGCTAACTTTACGCTTAAAGCAAAAAGCAGTTGGACTAATGCTAACCTAGTAGCTATTTGTCCTGTATCTCATTGGGATACAGTTTTTGCTAGTCAAGTAGATAGTGTGATTACTAACCCACCAGCAGAAAGTACACCAGACAACAGTTTCAACGTACCTAGCTAATGGCAGAAGTCACAGTACATAATATGCCTTCTGTTTTTGTTATGGAAACAGAGATGCCTATAAGTATGGTGAATGACTTGAACGATTACCTTGACGAATATTTAGAAGATGAAAACAAAAAATCATTAGCTGATACTTTAGTAGGGCAAATATCACAAGGCGAACAATTACTGATGGATAATGACGACCCTAGAGTAAAAGAATATTCTGATTTTATCTGTAGTCTTGGTGCTGATTACATAAACTTTTTTAGCAATAATACAGGTTCTCGCCTTTCTTCTCCTAAGGCAGTAGCCATTGATGAAACATGGTCGGTGCATAGTTATGAAGGCGACTATAATCCAATCCACGACCATGGAACAAAAACCCTGATGGGAATATCAACTACTGGTTGGACAAAAGTACCCCAACAAATATTAGACCAACCTGTAGCTGGGTCGCCAAACTACTCCTTATATAATACGTCTGGCGATTGCGATGGCTACATTGCTTTCAATTATGGTAGAAATGAATTGATGAACACAGAACGACTAAGACCGCCTCAGTCTTTTGTTATGAAACCAGAAGTAGGCAAACTATTAGTATTTCCTTCTTGGTTACAACACATGGTATATCCATTCAAAGGTGAAGGTGAAAGAAGGACAGTAGCATCTAACTTAAATTGTTGGGATGTTCCAAAAGAATCATCAACAGAAGGAGAATGATATGTTAGATACAATTTTAACAATAATACAAATAGCACCTTGGGTTATATCAGGAGCATCTTTAATTTGTGCTTTGACACCCACACCAAAAGACGATGAGATTATAGGTAAGATCTATAAACTGATTGATTGGTGTGCTATAAATGTAGGCAAAGCCAAGGAGAAATAACATGAGTTTTTGGAAAAAAATTATTGATGCTATTACCGGGACTGAAAGAAAAACTGTGAGAGCTAGAGACGAAGATGGTAAATTTGTAGCTGACGATAAATCTACCCCAGATGTTAACGAGGCCTACGAAGAAGTCAGAGTTAAGAAAGAAAATACATAATGTCTGATATAAACGAATCAATGGCTAAAATTGAGGCACACGAGCGTGAGTGTACGATTCGTTATGAAAACATAGAAAGAAGATTAGAAGATGGATCAAAAAGATTTGACAGACTAGAAGCTATGCTTTGGGCAGTTTATCCTTTTATAGTAGGTGCAATTGTATTGGCTGAATTTGTATGAACGATCAAAATAGGTTTAGCGGAGACATGGATCGTAATGAGGTCGAAATGGATCTCAATAAGTTCATGGACATGATCAGAGAAATATCTGATTTGAAAGATAAAATTAGAGATCTAGAATCGGATGTTAATGTCAATCCTCATCAAAAGTGGATTCATTTAGCAAAAGCTGTTGACTCTTGGAGAATATTTCCTCGTATATTTCTTACTGTGTATATCATCTTGCTTTATAAATGCACGATATGGTTTATGGCTTTAGAAACACCTAGCTTTGAACAATCAGGTTTAATATCTATAGTGGTAGGCGCGGGAGCAGCCTGGTTTGGTTTATATGCCGGAACTACTAATTCTAGTAAAAATTTTAAAGGCGAAGATAGTTAGTGGAGGTTTTTGACCTCATAGCAGAAGTAGGCTTACCCATAGCTAGTGGTCTGATTATGGGGTTTTTTATATTCATGGTTATGAAACAAATGATGGACGGTCTTGTAGATGAAATTAACACCATACAAGGCATATCTAAAATGTTAATAACTAGAGCCTCTATAATGAACAACGATATGATTCGTATAGATGTAAGTGTCTCTAGTGCGTTAAATCTAGCACCAGACTTAGATAGAATAGCTAGAGCGGAAAACTTTGTAGAAGACGGAAAGATAGACGCTAGAAGAGATTAATGGACATAGCACAACTGATAACAGACTTTGGGTTTCCTGTTGTCATGGTAGTTGGGTTAGGTTACTTTGTTTACTTCGTCTGGCAGACGATAACCAATAAGATAGATCCTTCTGTTCAAGAAATGAAAGCAACTATTATTCGTTTAACTGATCAATTAAGATTACTAGATCAAGACATGATAAGGTTACAACAAAAGGTTAATACTGTTTTAGAAATAAAAGAAAACGAGGGGAGAGATGAAACAGCAGAACCAAAAAATAAAAAACAAGAAGGAATTAGAAGAGTTGATTAAACAACAACAGGATAGACGTAATGGATAGATGGGATAAAATTTTTATTATTCTAAGCATTCTAAGCATTATGTTGTTTGTTGCTTACTTAAGTGCTGACGAAATGACGCACAAGTTTAAAAATCCAAGTTTTTCAGGTGTTGGTACATCTAGTCACTATCTGACTATAGAGAACCAAGAGTTCAACAGAAAAGAAGCCATAAGAGAAGAAATAAAAGCATATCAAGAGGATTTAGAACGTGAAGCTGAAAATACCACGTTAGCTAGATTTATACGTAATTTAGAAAGTAGAATATATGCACAGCTTAGTAGACAATTAGTTGATAGTTTGTTTGGTGAGACTGCATCTGATTTTGGTATTTTAGAATTAGAAGGCAATACCATAGAATATAGAGTAGAGGACGACAAAGTAACATTAATAATTACAGATGAAGAAGGCAATACAACAGAGATTACTGTACCTCTCGGCTCTTTTACTTTCTAGCTGTGCAATACTTGTAGATCCTTTAGATAATGGGATACCACCCATAAGAAGTATTAATTCAGCAGAGGTTGGTGTATTACTTACAAACTTATCAGAAGCACCTAAACCCATACGTAAACCTGTAGTAGCTGTATATCCAAGTTCTTTTACAGATGACACAGGACAAAGGAGATCTAACAGTCAATATGCTAGTTTTAGCACTGCAATAACACAATCACCCGATGCTTATTTAATTAGAGCTTTAAAACATTCAGGTGTATTTGATGTTGTAGAGCGTACAGGACTAGATCATCTTACTAAAGAAAGACAAATAATTCGTTCTGCTAGAGAAAGTTTTGATGAGAAACAAAAACTTAAACCTCTTATTTTTGCTGGTTTACTAATGGAAGGTGGTGTTGTGGGTTACGAAACAAATGTAAAATCTGGAGGAGCTGGTGCAAGATATTTAGGTGTAGGAGGTTCAAAAGAATATAGGCAAGATTCTGTAACTATATCCTTACGAACTGTATCTGTTCTTACAGGTAAAATTTTGATTGAAGTTCTTGTAACCAAATCAATATTGAGTGCATCTGTATCAAATGACATATTCAGATTTTATGCTAACAACACTGAATTAGTTGAAATTGAAAGCGGTATAGTAGAAAATGAGTCTGTAAACATCGCCTTACAAATGGCAGTAGAGACGGCTGTTTTACAAACAATAAAGGAAGGATATGAACAAGGATACTGGAAAACAAGTTCTTGAACTTTTAAAAGCTATTGTAATAGGGTTTGGTTTGTTAATTTTATCTTTGCATTTAATTAGTGCAGACAATGAAATATTTATAGATCAGTCCGGGGCAACATCTAATCTAGACATAGAGCAAGTTGGTGGTAGCGGTAACATTATAGGTGGTGCTGATGCAACGGCTGGTTCATCTAATATGACACCTTTAGATTTAGATGGTACAACCATGACCTTAGATATTTTACAAAAAGGTAACACTAATAAATTCTTAGGTGATATATGGGCAGATAACTACACAGGTTACTTTTCTTTTATAGGTGATACCAACACATTCAATATGTCTACAGATGAAACAAATGCCACAGGTGCAGATGGATCTAACGTAAATGTTCAAGTTACAGGAAATACAAACACCATGACTTTGAATCATGCTATGACTGCACTTGCAGCCAATTTAGATTTAGATTGGATAATACAAGGTTCAGGCAATAGTATTACATCTAGTATTGATGTCGATGGTGCTACAAACTATATGGATATAGATGGCAGTGATAATACAATAACCTATGATGGTGATGGATACGCTGGTGGATATTTCTATTTAGACCACACAGGAAGCACAAGGACTTTTAATATAGATCAGGAGTCTACATCAGATAATGATTGGCTTAAAATTACATCTGTTGGCTCTAACGGTACTGTTTGCGTTACTCAGTCAGACGCAACTACTTCATTCGTCTGTTGATATAGGGTCTATATCTGAGCTCAGAGGCAACGCACAAGTCCTAAGAGACAAGCCTTATGGTGCTGAACTAGAGTTCAACATACAACAAATGGATGATGTTCGTACAGAAGCGGGCA